CTAGCATCCTATCCTCACTGGTGTACTTATATACTAGTAGGAAACCGAGTGGTAGTGGATTCCAGAGTATGGACGACCTGTCCCAAGGAAAACAACCCAAACCTAAGGAAAATGAGAGACCTGATGTGTGGTATCAGAGTGAGTTCAATTTGAGTTCCTTTGAGCTATCCCGACAAAGCCTGTCTTCGAATTCTTTTTCACCCGAAGGTTTTACTAAACTCGTATCGAAGAGTCTATTGAACTTTCGTGTGTATCACAAGAGCGGACTCAAGCAGCGTGGACGCATGTTTTGTCTCAAAGGTTTTTACTACGTTACAAACAATCATTTGGTTCCGGATCAAAATGTCCCTTTCGCTATGGATTTGATTGCCAACTCTTCTGAGAATGGTGTCAATGAGAATCGGACAGTATATCTTTCGGAAGTAGATATTATACGTATACCCGAAAAAGATCTTGCTGTGTTGTGTCTCAAATCTCTCCCTCCTAGGAGAGGTCTGAGCAGATTTCTGCCAAAAGAGGATATAGATGTCAAACATAATGGTCACTATATTGGTAGATCTCTTGATGGAAAAGTAGAGTGTAGGTCCATGGGACCTGTGGTCAAATACAGGAATCTCTATTTGAAACCTTTAAAGATAAGTACAGATACTTTGGCATGCAAAGGAAAAGAGCCTACCAGAGATGGTGATTGTGGAACTTGCCTATTTTTACAGACTCCTAAGGGATACGTGTTATATGGTTTTCATTCCATGATCGCTACTGCTGGAGAAGCTCTCTCCTTATGTATAACCTTGAAAGATTTCGCCGAGATTCTTAAAAACGTAAAGATGTGTGTTCCAGGAGAACCATTACTGTCAGCACCTAGTGCCCCACAGGAATTGGGATCTCTGCATCATAAATCTGTGTTTCGATACATAGAAGATGGAACTGCTAATGTGTATGGCTCTCTTAAGGGTTTTCGCCAAGCCCCAAAAAGTAGAGTGGCCGACACTCCGATGAGCAAATATCTTGTTGATGAAGGATATACCACCAAGTATACCCGACCTGTTATGAAAGGCTGGGAACCTTGGAGAATTGCAGCCAAAGATATGGTTGCAACTGCTACACGTATCGATTCAACAGTACTTGAAGTCTGCAAGCATGCCTATATGAGGGATATTATTAAGTCCTCATGCAAGCATGATTTTGAAGATCTTTTTGTTCTGGATGATTTTACGACTGTAAATGGTGCGCCTGGTGTCAAATCCATTGATAAGATGAAGAGGAACACCTCAGCTGGTTTTCCTTTTAAGCGATCCAAGAAATTCTTTCTGAAACTTGTGCCCCCTGAACATGGGGTCCAGGATCCAGTAGAAGTCTCGCAAGAGATTTTAGATCGCAGTGAAGCCATGATTGAAGCCTATTTACGTGGCGAAAGAGCTCATCCAATATTCACAGCACATTTGAAAGATGAGGCTGTGAGTTTCTCTAAAGCGAAGAGGAAAAAGACTAGAGTTTTTACTGGGGCTCCAATGGATTGGAGTCTCGTGGTACGAAAGTTTTACCTTTCCGCTGTGAGAGTCATACAAAACAACAGGTTAGCTTTCGAAACTGCTGTTGGAACTACTGCACAATCCCGTGAATGGGAGGGTTTATATAAATATGTGACCCGCCAATCCGAGGAAAATGTGGTAGCTGGGGATTTTGGCGCCTTCGATAAAAAGATGCCTCCCCAGTTTATTCTTGCAGCGTTCGAGATCTTGATTGAAATGTGCTCCCTCTCTGGAAACTTTGAGGAAAAAGACTTTCAGATTATGTGGGGTATAGCTATTGACACAGCTTTCCCCACTGTTGATTTTAATGGTGATTTGGTGGAGTTCTATGGTAGTAATCCATCTGGACATCCACTCACCGTCATTATCAATTCATTGGTTAACAGTTTATATATGCGATACGTTTTTGTGATGTTAAGTCCGCATGTACCTGTCACCCAATTTCAAGATTTTGTCTCGCTTCTAACTTACGGTGATGACAATATCATGAGTGTTTCTTCTGAGACACCGTGGTTTAATCACACCGCAATTGCTAATGTTTTTGCTGATATGGGTATTAAATACACCATGGCAGATAAGGATGCCGAGTCTGTTCCTTACATCCATATAATTGAAGCTAGTTTTCTTAAACGAACCTGGCTATGGAATGAAGAACTGAATTGTCATCTGGCCCCGCTTGACCATGACTCCATTGAAAAGAGTTTAATGGTCTGGGTTGCCTCACCTGTTATTGGTGAAGAACAGCAGTGCATTGCAATAATTGCTTCTGCCATTCGGGAATATTTCCAATATGGCAGGGAGGAGTTTGAAGCAAGGACAAAGCTACTAAAAGAACTTGTTCGGAAAATGAATCTCGACATTTGGGTGGAGGCATCCACTTTTCCTTCGTGGAAGACATTAGTCGAGGAGTACGACAAGACGAGTTTAGCAATAGCTTACTCTGAACATGATAGGAGTAAATGTTCATTAAAATAAAAGTACCCCGGGTGTTTAACAACACATCCGTTAAGCAAAATTGTTCTTATTGGCAGTGACTGCACTTCCCATATATCCTCTATGGGAGTGAGAATGGGTCAATTCGAAACTCACCAGGGCGATCCCCGAAGTCTCTATTTAGAGAAGGATTGGTTAGTTCCATGAGGAGACCCAGTCATTGCATTGGAGCGACGTAATAGACTGATATAGTGCTCCAGCAAACAATATATTAAGAATGATGGTAATCCATCTGGGGTCGAATCTCTCAGACTCCATCAAAATATGAGAGATGGAATGACGATTGAAGGTACACTTCAATCCGAGATGATACAGGAGAATTCCTCATCCGCGAGTACTAATCAGCAAGAAGTTACAAACTTTGTTGCTGATGAGGACGACGGGGAGATTGTGGATTTCTCTATAAGAAAGAATTTCCTTATGTCTGGGAATGATACAAATGCCGCTCTGGCTGACTTTCTCAAACGTCCTATACTGATTCACACTCAGACATGGACGGAAGGGACTGCTTTAGATCCAGCTACGCATAATTTCCTACCCTGGCATTTATGGTTGTCGACCACTTCTGCTAAAAACAAATTGCAAAATTACATGTTCTTAAGAGGTGATTTGCACCTTAAGGTTATTATCAATGCTTCTCCATTTTATTATGGTATGGCAATGCTTTCTTATGCTCCGCTTAATGGCTTTGAATCACCAATTGTTGGTGCCTCTGGGTCTACGGCGTACAATGTGGGTTATTCCCAAAGACCCCACATTAAAATTCTTCCCCAGAACAATACTGGAGGTGAGTTAATATGTCCTTTCTTCTATTATAAAGAATGGTTGGACATAACTTCATCTGCAGATGTTCAAAATATGGGGAAGTGTAGATTCACCTCTTTTGGTGATCTACTAAATGCGAACAGTGTTTCTGGCTCAGATGTAAATATGTCAGTGTTCGCATGGATGGATAATCTTCAATTGGCTGGTCCTACAGCTACTGGTGTTTTGCAAGCAAAAGACGAATATGAAGAGGATGGACCAGTATCTAAACACGCTTCAGCTATTGCAAGAGCTGCAGGAATGTTGTCTAATGTGCCTGTACTCGGCAGCTTCTTTACTGCTACTTCTTTGGTGGGTAGTAAGGTTGCAGGAGTAGCTCGTGTGTTCGGATTTACTAATGTACCAGTTATTGAGGATGTACATTCATTCAAGAATCAGCCCCTGCCTCAATTGGCATCTGCTGATATTGGCACATCTATCGAGAAGTTGACTCTTGATGCAAAGAATGAGTTAACCGTCGATCCCAAGGTTATGGGTATTGATGTCGATGATGAGCTAAATGTAGCCAACTTCTGCGGAAGGGAAAGTTTCCTTTCCGATTGCACCTGGGATGCAACAGATGCTAGTGGCACCAATATCATGTGGCTAAGAGTAAATCCAACTCTTAGTCGCATTGTTTCTGGTACCGGAGAGAAGTTGGTCTACGATACACCTATGGGACATGCTTCACGATTGTTCAAGTATTGGAGAGGTGACATTACCTTCCGATTTATGATTCTGTGTTCGCAATACCATAGAGGTCGATTAAATATCTTTTGGGATCCGCAAGGAGCCCATTCTGCCACGATGGGAGAGGTATATAATGAGATTATTGACATTGGTGAGTGTCAGGACATCAGTATTACTGTGCCCTATATGCAAGCCACTGCCTTTTTATCTCTTGGTGAATCTTTTGATGAGAATGAAGATTGGAGTAACACATCTGCTATTACTGGAGATTCAAAATCTAATGGTCTACTTGTTGTACAAGTTCAGACTGTTCAAAGTTCACCTATTGCTTCGGCTCCTATCAAAGTTTTGGTCTTCGTTAAAGGAGAACCTAACTTTGAATTGGGCGGACCTACATCTCTTACCCCTATTATTTCGCCTTACCAAGTTCAATCTCTTACAGAGACTGGACCAAGAAAGGTTACATTTGGTGGTATGAGTTCGACGGCTGATGATAGAATTAATCTTCTTTATCAAGGAGAGTCTATTAAAAGCTTTAGAACTCTATACCGGAGATCTACTCTAAATGGGATGTTGTCTCATACGATAACACACTCGGCTTCGGATGAGTTGAATTCGTTAGAATTTATCGTTCCACGAAGACCAAGATATCCAGGGTTCGATTTAAATGGCTTTGATTCTGCCACTGGCGTAGTCTCTGCAATCACGGAAAACTATAATTGGGTTTCGTGGGCACCAATGACATGGTTTGATCAATGTTTTATTGGTAGCAGAGGCTCCGTGAATTGGCAAATTGAGCCTGTTTCAAAAGAACTTTACCCTGTCATAATGGCATCTCGAAATTGTGTTTCAACTTTGAGTAATGCAGCTTATGATGGTTCTGAAGTAACGGGTACCACGAGTGATACGTGTAGACGTGCTATTTTTAAAAATAGGACTATACACGGACTCAGTGGTATGGCAGCTTCTCGACAAGATGATATGAGTAGTGTTGCGGTGGTAGCACCAATGTACTCTCAATATAAAATCTTGGAGACAGCTCCTGCTAAGAGAAATACGGGATATACATCGACCGACTCCGATCATGATGGATTAAACATCACATTGAATCACCAGCCTATTAATACTGGTGATACAAATATTGCACATGTATATATGTGGGTTTCTGCAGGAGCAGATTATTCTCCTGTGTTCTTTTTGAACGTACCTACTTTGTACTTGTACAATTCAATACCAGCCGCACCATGATCGGTGTAAATAAACTATCTGAACGGTGGATAGTTTTCCTCATTGAGGTTTTTGGCGTATAGCAAATCGTTGGAATATAATCTTTGTGTGTAACAAGTTTTACACCTCGGATAGCGACCCGGGCGGGTTTTTGTAGTCCAGCGTTTTGCTGGAGGAAATTTTCCCAAAAATACGGGCGCCGTTATATTTCGATGTTTGCTAGACGTAGACCGACT